TTGTCCTTATGCAAAAGTTCACCCTTACCAATCGTTGCATCGTCTGCTGGGGCAGTCCGGTAAGAGCATCACCCAGTTACCCGTAGTTTACTCTATTTTAAAATTTGTGCAAGGGTAAAAGTGAGTAAAATAAGGTAAAAGGTTAAATATTTGGAGGGTTATGGGTAATGAAATTCACAGTAAAAAAAGTGGACATCAGAGTCCCGTCAGTTCAAACCACACTACTTTTTCTACAAAGGAAAATACTTCCGGAGGATACGCCGTACCAACCGGATCGGGGTCATTGGTGGGTTGCGTATGCCGAATGTGGAAAGCCTGTCGCCTTTGCGGGATTAGTCCGCTCGATCAAATGGACAGATACAGGATATTTATGTAGAGCGGGTGTTCTTGATGGCTTTACAGGACATGGTTTGCAATTGCGTTTAATAAAGGCTAGACTAGCGCAAGCAAAAAAATTAGGGTGGAACTGGTGCATTACTGATACAACAAATAACCCTGCTAGCGCTAACTCCTTGATTAATGCTGGCTTTAAGATATATACTCCTGCAAACAAGTGGTCATTCCGTAACGCAATTTATTGGAAATATAAGGTACAACCTGATGCCCTACAAAGACGCGAGCGTAAGAAAAGCGTATCACAAACAACAGAGCCGTAAGCATTATGAAGCTAATCGAGAAGAAATAATACAAAAAAATAGTGATAAAAAGAAAGAAGAGCGTACGAAATTTCGTACGTTTAAAAGTACACTTAAGTGTACGATTTGTGGTTTTAACCACCCGGCAGCTTTAGATTTCCATCACGAAGACCCAACTAAAAAAGAAGGCAACATCCACCGTTTTGTTTCTAATGGGCAGTTTAAAAAAGTATATGAAGAAATAACTAAATGCGTAGTGCTATGCGCTAACTGCCATAGAATTCACCACTACAAAGAAAAGCAAAGCCCCGCCTTTTGAGCGGGGCCTGCACCAAGTAGTCGAAACCGCTTGGGAGGTAAAACTTAAACGAGCCAGAACAGCCAAAAGACTCCTAATGGATCAGACCAACCGAAACTATAACGCTCGCGTGATTTGTAGCGTACGTTACCAGTGTCAAAGTCACCATCCATGCTATTTTGTAGCGGAGTGCGCTCAAAGTGCTTCAAGCCGTTAGGTACGTCAGTTAACAAAAACCAAGAATTTGTATCGGTCAAGAAGTGATTAACAGAGTAACCTTCTGGAACGGTACCGTTGTTCTTAATTGCGTTAATGTCATTGTTAGTTGTACCAACACGGAGTGTGGTCTCTAACAGACGTGTAGCAACGAACATCAATGCTGGTGGGATAATTAACTTACGTGGCTTAGCAGCAATTAACAGACCACGCTCGTCAGTCCAAGCAGCGATTTGAATTGTAGCGGCTTCCAAAGAAGTCTCATTCAAGTCAGCTTGAGTTGTGAATGTGTTGCTGTTTGTGCCACCAGATACCAATGGGTGAGCAGTAGAGAACAATGGAACGCCATCACCACCGTAGTAGTTAGCGCTGTTTGTGAAACCGTTGTTCAATACAGAAGCTGCTTTAACCTGTTTGGTATAAGACATTGCACGAGCTAGTGCTTTGGTGTAACGAGCAGACAGTGAGTCATACAAGTTATCTTCAATAGCTTCTTCAGTAACTGAGAAGCCCAAAGCAATAGTTTCGTGTGTATAGCGAGCTGTGAAAGCTTCTTGCGCATTGTCATAAGAGATTGCGCCGCCTTCGTTCTTGACTGGAGCAGCCGAGAAACCAGACAACTTTGTCTCTTCTTCAAATGAACGCTCAGAGGCTTCAGTTTCATAAATCTCTTTATGCTCTTCGCCATAGCGCTTGTACTCTAAACCAAACAATGCGTTTAGACCGGGGAGTAACTCTTTAAGGAGTTGTGAACGTGAAATAGCCATTTATAGCTCCTTTATTAAGCAGTTGTTCCAGCGGATTGATAGTACGAATGCACGCCAAAGTTTAACTTAACGATACAGTCGGTATACGCATCACCGGGGTTAGATGGGAAGTTGCCGCCAAATGTAGAGCTGGAGTTAACCAAGTCAACAATTTTGCACGCCAACGCGCTCGTGTTAGCAACAGTAGCTGACAACGCAACAACTGAGTTACCAGAAGTTGTATTACCAGTTGCGCTGCTTGTACCGCCAGTAAAGTTTGCCAAAGCAATTGTCTTACCGATAGAACCGTAGCTAATAGAACCCAAAGACTGTACTTGATACAGTTGATCTGGATCTTCTACTACACGAATGAAAATGTTTGTGTAACCAGCAGTTACAGCGTTAGCTGGTAAATACTGAGCAAACAATGGGTAGCCTAATTGCTGACCAGCCAACTGATAACGTACGCCAACGCAAACTCCTACAATACCGGCAGAGCTTGTTGTTGGAGTAGCTGTTACAACAGTTGGTTGACCGGCAGCAGCTGCGCCGAGTTGAACCAAGTCACCATTAAAAATGGCGGCTGTGTTGTTTGTAGTCATCAAATACTCGCGGATTGTACCGCCAGTAAATGACTGACCGCCGATCATACTGACCGGTTTTAGCCCGTAGGGGCTAGATACTGTAGCCATAAAAATCTCCTAATTATTTAGTACCGCTTCCAAACCCGGGTCCCCTAGTTGACGTAGATTTTCTCTCCGAAAACAAAGGCATCCGAGCATCGTTATTCCGCATAAAATGGTTATCAACCGAATTCATTTGGTTTTCTGCTTGTGTCTCATAATACTCTTGCCGTGCTTCTAATTTCTCAGTGAGTATCTTGCAGAGCATTAACCCACCAACTTCTACGTTACCGTTGCTATTGCCCTGCAACATTAACTCAGGATGATCTTCCGCTTTCACGGGTTCGTAACCGTCACGAAATTTCTGTGACACGTTAGTTGGAACATCCTGTCCTAATACTGCAGTTGCTACCCATCTAAAGCTAAACCCGTGTTGGGGTGTAGGTGTTGGTAGTGTTGCAGCCGGTTGGTAGACAGCACGAGTTTGACTTTTTTCGCGTGTGTCAATTTCACGAGGTTTACGACTAGTTGCCATTGCGGGCCTCCTGTTTTAAAAATTCCTGAGCATATAGTTCACGAGGGATACCAAGTTTATCGGCTAATGCAGCTGCACTCGCTGTTAACTTGACGGTTTTCTTAGCGCCCGTAGTACGAGACGCTGATGCCACTACTGTCGCAGGCTTTTTAGCAGGTTCGCTAGGTTTTGTCGTTTCGTTGTCCTTGAAGACTTCAGGGAAAACGTTATGTAAGCGTGCGTCAATGCGCTCGAAATATTCTTCACTACGCGGGTCAATGCCCGTGGCGACTAGCTTTTGGTGCAGACCTAGAGCGAAGGCTGTCATATCTTCGTATCCCGGACTTCCGAACCACTGGTTTTTTGCCTGCCAGCGCAGTGTTTTTTGGTCGGGTTGGGGAACCTCTGGTGCCGATGTTTGTATTTGTACATCATTTTCAGAAGTTTGTAAAGGGGTCGGTTTAAAATTCTTTGCCGATTGCCTATTTAACATTGCTTCTGTTAATGCTTCATTAGCCTCAATGATAGCATCTGTGTCGTAAGATTCTTGAGCTTCACGTAATTTACGGCGAGCCATTTCAAGTTCTGAGTCAGCTTTAGAAGCCATCATCTCTTGATAAGTTGTTTCGCCAGATTTTACGTATTCCTTAAGTTTCTTGTTCTCTTCAAGGACTTGTTGCGCTAAACGCACAGCCTCGTCACGTTCACGTTGAGCTGCGTCTTTTGCTCTACGCTCGTCGTGGCGGGCATGGGTTAGTTCTTTGATACGCCCTTGAACGCCTTTTGTGTAGCCTTCAATCTCTTCTTCCGAAGGATCTTCAACTTCACGGTTTAGCGGTTGCGCTCTACGGTCGCGCTCGGGTGTATCGTCTTCAATTATAAGTTCGGCTTCTTCATCGCCTTCAGCCGTTACATGTAACTCTTCAGCTTCTGCTTTGTTAAAACCGTCATTTTCATCGGGGAATTTAAATTGTTCTGCCATGGTAGCTCCTAAACGCGTGAAATGCCACGGGGATCCATTACCACACCATCGACCTGATCGTCATTAATGATGCGGAATTCTTTTCCGTGGATGTTGATTCGGGTTCCTGTGTATGGGCGGGTTAAAACAAAATCACCCTCCGCACACCAAGGTCCGTCAGGGAAACGCTCTGTGTCTTTGTACGCTGATACGCCCATCTTAATTACAAATAAAACTGGGGAGGTTAGTTCTTCAGTCCTCTTAGTCTCATCCGCTTTTAAAATACCGCTTTCAAACGAATCGTCGACGTCAACTAGAGCGCAAAGAATCTTATGTCCTGATGGATTTGGGATCTGCGTTGCTTTCTCGATAGCGTCCATGGTAGCCAACTCTGCTTCTGTTGGTGCGTTTTGCTTCGTGGGTATTACGCCCGGCGGAAGGATTAACCCTTCTGACGGTAATGCGATGGTATCACTCATCGTTATCTTCTTTCAAATGGTCTGCGAGGTCAAGTAAATGGCGCTCTGCGAAAGCTAGGCCTCGAATCACCCCGCAAAGCTCTTTGTATGTTGCATAGTCTTGGCACTGACCATTAGCCAAATCGTCAGTATAATTATTCATATCTGTGCGCAATTTTTCACGCATTGCGGCTATGAAATCAGCCGTTAGTAGGTCGATCACTCGGTGTTGCCTCCTTTAGGTGGTTGGGTGTGGTGCTTATACATTTCCATTGCTGTGCTAGCTTTGTGTTGTTTGTCACGCATTTCCATATCTTTAGCTGCTCTCTCAGCCCCAGATTTCTTGTCCTCGGCTGTAAGCATGACGTTGGCTGTCTTAGCCAAAGCTTCTTGACGGATCTGCTGTTCTTTAAGCGCCAACTCTTTCTGTTTAAAGATAGCGTCTTGATGGTCTTTTTGCGTCTTACGTTGCAATTCACCCTGTTTAACTTGCTGGTCAATGAGCTGAGCTTGCATAACCGGATCTTGTTGATTTTGCTGGGCTTGT